ATCTCGTCTTCGATATTACTTTTACGCATAATATCTATTAACAATGACTCGTCTTTTGCACTGCTAATTCTATCTAATACATCACCTAATATCATATTATCTAACTGATTTATTATCCAATCATATAAATCACTCTTTATAAATTGTCTGTTTAGATAATAATTTACGAACAAATCACTTACCTTATTATTAATAATCCAACTAGCAAAGTTATGTTTAATATCATCAAATTGCTTGACTTTAATCTTCTGGGTTTGAGGTTGATTCCAATCCCATCCTATTTTATATGCAAATCGTCTGCTTTCGTTATCATTTAGTCCAGCATAATGTGGTTGAAATTCCCATATTCTTGTTTTAACTGGAAAAGAAGTGTTAGGATAAAATCTAACCTCAAAATGACAAGTTTGACCGTTAATTACTTCTGTTTCATAGTAATCTGGTTCAGTTCCTATCATCCAGTCCTTCAAATCCTTCTGACTTGCTGATACTTTGCAAGGATTAGTTGATAGTTTCATTGTTAGTTACTCCATGATAGATTTGGATTTTCAAGTAGAATATCTCTCACTCTTTCTCTATCTAAACTATCACCATAACCATAAGTATAGTTATTACCAAATGCCTTAATATATTCAGGATTATTATAACTTACTTTCAACAATCTCTGCTTATATTCAAATATAGCAGCATAGACTTCATCCATAGTTAAACCTTTAATAGGATAAAGATCGCTGTTAGGTGCATAGAAATCCCACACATAATCAGCGAGTTCAATGAATGTTTCGAGCATGGTAAGTAATAATAAAGGACAGAAAAAAGGGGATAAAATTACAAGTTAGTAACCTTATCCCATAACTGATTGAATACATCAGAACCAAAATCATCATTATACTTATCATCATAGTCTAAAGATGCAAGATCTCCAAACATTTGTTGAAGTAATTGTGTTTGATCTGATGTTAACTTAAGAGTTGAATTTGACATTTTGATTAATAATTAGTGAAGTGAATTAAGGGTTGTTAGATAGAAACTTGTCCATTGCGATTGCTTGTGCTGTTTTATACGCATCTGCAAAGAATGGAGAATCTTCGTTTATACCTATCTCCTCTAATGTCTCCTCAAATAATGTTTCAAAAATGGTTTCATTTGCAAGAGTTGACATAAACAATTAAATCGAAATTTGAGTGAGTTGATTAAGTCTTTATCAGTCTAACAATACACCAACGAGTGTGTATGCCCCCGATAACCTAACTTAAACCCCTCACTATTATGGCAATTTATGCGTCCCCCTTTTACCTCATTTTAGATAAATTGAAGTTTGCTTTACTAAAACCCAAGCGATTAACCACCTTAAATGTTCCAAACTCATTCGATAAAACATAACCTTCATGCCCACATCTTTCTTCTTCGATATAACATTCAACATCATGATCTGTAGTAATTAGTGATAACAAATCCATCTTGATTGATGCTACTAATTTCCATAAACGAAGCACATTTATGTCGCATTTGTTATCATTAGCTAAAGCATCTAATGTTATATCATCAAGATCAATATCGTTCCTGATACATGAGTTTAATTGCTTCTTAATTGTAGCAACTTGTTTAACATTAGGGAACTCACATAAAGTTGCAATTTGTCTTGCAAATGTGCAGCGATTCTTTACATCTTCTGTGCTATCTTGTATGGTTGAATAAGGTTGAAACCATAGAACATCTTGACTGTATCTATTATCGAAATAGAAATCATTCATAGGATGTGCAATAGCATCTCTCAAATCTTTATCTGCTGTATAATAAGTATGAGGTGCAATTATAATCTTATGTGTTACTATTTCAGGGAAATAATATGTTATAGTATTAGGAGTATAGCAATCTGCACCACCAAAACCTATAAAATCGCCTTGAAATATGCCATCAGTTTGTGGTAAATAGTCGAAACATTCATGTAAGATAGTAGCGACATTTCCAGTGTGATTCTTATCAATATCCTCATGAGATTCATTGATCTTAATTAACTTTTTATTGAAGACAGATTTAGTGCCTACAAAGTAATTACCAGTAGCGGGATTTGTCCCCCAAACTATTGCTGGAGATCCATCAATCTTTGCTGATAAGTTAGCACCATTCCAAACATCTGTAGAATTAAACCAACTTAACACAGAAAGATCGCCTGATAAAATAACATCTTCTGGATGCTCTAAATGTGTATTTTTGGTCATAATATCGAAAAAAAAGTAATAAAAAAGGGGGTGTATTAGACCCCCAAAGTAATAATTAAGCGAGAACTCCTGTTTGCTTAAGTATTTCTTTGGTTCCTGCTTCTAATAAGAATAGAGGAAGAAGAAATAGAGCAAAGATATCACGAGGATAGTCTTTTAGGAGTGATTTAGTATTACTTACTGCTTCAACTTTAGGGGTATTTGTTACTTCGGTCACTTTAATTGCCTCGGTTGGTGTAACTTTATTTACACTTTTAGGGGCAGTTGTTGTAACTTTCTTAACACTTGCCCTCGGAGTTGTTGCTTTTTTGGTAATACTTGCAGTTGCAGTTTTAGCGGTTTTAGTTGCTGAAGTGCGTCTACGAGTTGCCATGTAGTTTTAAAATAAACAATAGAGTGAGGGATCATTACAAAAGGGATTATAACAGACGGTTGAGCATTGCTCTTACTGATACCTTTTGAGGTTGCCCTCACTACTATGGCAATTTAACCGTCCCCCCTTGTTCTTATTTAAATGTTGCAGTGCAAGATATAACTCTAGCGGTAGGATTTCGTGCTAATGCTGTTTTTCTAGCATCAGTCATGTTCCTAGCTATAACAATCTCTTCAAAGATTGTCCCGCCTATGTATAACTTAACCTCCCACTTCATTGTTTATACCTCCACAAGGAAATCTTGCTTGTTAATATACTCTTTACACCCTAAACATCCACAAGCAGACCACGCAAAGTGGTAAACTGTTTCTGTATGATTACACTTAGGGCATGTAATTTGCTTACCAAATCTACCTGCTCTTGTGTAGCGATTAACATTTTTAAGCATGATTAGTCCTCTTGTGTTACAATAATGTCCCAAACTTCAATGTAATTGTTTAACCAATCACGTTGAGATTGTGTTAGATTTGATGTATATAATAGATCATCTGCTGACATAACTTCTAATGAATTTAATGTGCAGAAATCATACAATACATCGCCAAGAAAGTTTAACATAGAAGTCACCTTAAGTAATAAAAAAAGGGGATTATCTCATGTAGAGATAACCACCTGACCACCCAGTATATCTGGGATCATGTAACTTAGCACGATCATTTATGATCCTTAAATCATATCTAACGTGCTTTGCTGGTGCATTATATGATGCAGGTTTGAAAACTTCGCCAGTATTCTTATCAACAAAGGCATGAACACTTCCTTCTCGCCATTCATTGCGATCTTGAAATGTATCAAATTCTCTTTGCATAATCTTGTAATACTTGCGACCATTCTTTATAACAAAGTTGGTAAGATTAGCAGTGCCATTGTTGATAGCATCTAACTGCTCTTTTGACCACTCTGATGTAAAGTTCTGGTGCATACTTATGCTGTGTTGTTTATAGTTTTCTGTTAAAGATTCACAATAGGTTTGTGTCCAATCGAGAACTCTTTCAGATAAAGTTGACATAAACCAGTCCATTAAGTGTATATTAGTGGGAGAGACATTACAGGTAAGTAATTTTAATCAAACGTCATGTCTCTGCTTCTGGCGGTGTCCTAAGTGTATCCAATTAAGGAGTCTGGCATCGCATCTGTCAGAGTAGTTTGACCTGTAACTGTCTCTCACTATTATGGCAATTTATGCGTCCCCCCTTACTTACATTCACCTCTATTAAAGATAGTATCTACAACAGCATTAACACTTTTAGCAGTAGAAATACCAACCTTATCATAAACTGGGACTGCTACTATGCCAAACTGTTTGTTTTCATCTCCTTTGCGGATTACCCTACCTATTGTTTGAGATATGGTGATAAAATCCATGTTTCTTAATAACAATGCTGCTTCTAATCCTGATACGTTAACACCTTCTGATAGAATACTATGGTGCATAACTATAAACTTACGATCAGATTCTTTACCCCATTGTGATAATGTAGAAAAGAATTCATCACGTTTAACTTTAATACCATTGATTACAGCACCAGTCTTTGCAGTAATATACATCCAATTATATCCACGAGCATATAATTCAGTTGTTAATTTACTATCACTGACCATATTTGTAATCTGTGATGTCCTTCTAGCACATATTAGGATCTTGTTAACATTTTGTTCATCAATTGTCTTGATTATATTATCAGCATCATCATCACAATTTGCCTTCCTATCTCTTATCATCTCTAGTTGCTTAACTATAACTTTAGGTGGTAAGATGTAACCCTTATTTACTAGCTCAGGGGCAGGAACTTGCTCTAATACTTTACCATAAACATACTCATTGTTCATCCCTACTTCTTCATCAGAATTGCTAATACGAGGAGTAGCAGTAAAGAAGAAGCACCTACGATTATTTGTAGTTGCAAAAAATCTAGTAGCAGGGTGGAAATGTTGCTGAACACTATTATGTGCCTCGTCAAAGTATATTGTATCTACAGGAATACCAGATTCTTGTATTCTATGTAGTGAATGATAGGTGGTAAATATAATCTTATTACTGTTCCAATTGTTTACAGTCCAGTTGAAGATCTCTCTCTTGTTTGTTGTTGAAGCATGAGAAGTTTCTCCACTATGAACATGCAATACTTGAACTGATTGTATCAATTCAAGGAAATCTGTTGATAATTGTTGTGTCAATAGTATTCTAGGAGATACAACAATTATCGTCTTATTTGGTCTACTAAATTGTGAAATAGCATCACTAATCATACAAATAGTTTTACCACCACCAGTAGGAACAATGACTTGCCCCTTCTGATAGCGATTCATTTTATCCACTACTCGTAACTGATGCTCTCGTAACTGTATCATTTTAATGTTGTATCCATAATAATAAAACATACACGCCACAGACGCATATAGCGTCACCATAAAGGCAATTTATGCGTCCCCCCCTTTAATATCATTATAACATAGTAGAATATGACATTGTTATTCCTCCATCATAATCACGTTGAGTATGAACAGCAGCAAGTTGAAACCCTAGTTGGGGCCAAGGGTTTGGTGGTGTTTTTATACAATATATCTCCTTAATTGCAAAGTTATTCTCTCTCATATCTCTAATTCTTTTCTTTGTAGTATAATGATTGATAGTGGTTAAGTATACTATATTATCTGCAATCTTCATTCCATGTTCAAGAAACTTTTGCATTAACGACCAAGGTGGATTAGTAATTATCCAATCAACTTTATCACTATATGTTAGAAAGTCTCTACCTTCACCCAACTCACACCAATCTTTATTGTCAGTGGGATAATTATTATAAAACGCACCTTCACCTCTGGATGGATCTAATATTCTACCAATAGGATTAAAATGTTCTATAATATCTTGAGCAACATATTCAGGAGTCATTACTAAATCCTTTTCAGGACTATTCTTTGGTGGGCAAAATGCTCTCATTTGTTAAACTTTCTTGATGATGATTTGATTGTTATATTAACATCTTTCTTTGTATATTCTACACCAGCAGCAATCATTTCGTCAATCTTAAATGAGCATTGAACTCTTCTCTGTTTCTTACTATCTACCTTTGGATGTATAACCATAAGTGCATCTTTACATGCAATATTATTCTTTCTTAGTGTTCTTTCTTCTTTAGTTGATTGTTGTGCTTCTCTACCTGATGGAATTGATTTAATAAATGTATCATAGTCCTCTACTAATTCATACTTCATATTACCCCATAGTTTATTATAATCTTCTGGTTTAATAGTAAAAGTATATTGAGTATGTATTACTTTATATCCACCATTCTGTCTATACTGACCAACAATAACTTCATACTCCTTCTCACTCATTCTTCTCAATATATCACCACAATCTACTTTATTACCATTAGTAGTTTTAATACTAACATCTTTATAATAATATAATCCCTTTACTATATCCATAGCAGAAGTATATCCATCCTTACCTTTAAGGGAATCATATTCTTTTTTAGTCTTCCCAGTGAGTTCGGTGATTATGAGATCCTCAAAATCATTCCCATGTGATTGAACTTCTGCCATGATTTATCTCATTATACTATAATGGCAATTTAAGCGTCCCCCCTTATATAAAAGATTCAAGTGTTCCCCTTGCATCACTTATTCTATTTCGTATTAAGTTACCATAATCCTCATGCAATTCACATCCTATGTAATCTCTACCCAACTCTTTTGCTACAAGTGCAGTTGTGCCTGATCCAATAAAAGGATCAAGTATAATATCATTCTTTTCACTACCAGCAAGTATGCAAGGTTTAATTAAATCGGGTGGAAATACTGCAAAATGAGCACCTTTATATGGTTTATTTGTTATACTCCAGACACTACGTTTGTTCTTTGTTGGATATGATTTAGTGAGTCCAGAATGAGGTTGTAATCCTGTTCCTTTATTATGATATTTGCCGTTAGTTCTATCTCTGGTTCCCCAATCTTTTGCTGGTTCCTTGATTGCTTCATTATCATAATAGTATCGTTTGTTCTTACTTAAGAGGAACAAATATTCATGTGATTTAGTGCATCTATCCTTCACACTTTCGGGCATTGGATTAGGTTTATGCCATATAATATCTTGCCTTAAATACCATCCATCTGCTCTTAATGCAAACGCAAGCATCCAAGGTATTCCAATTAAATCTTTTTCTTTTAACCCTTCTAATTTATTACCTCGTCTTGCACATTTGTCTGGTAAATCTTGCTTACTCTTACTAACAGTTTGTTTAACTAATGCTTGCCCTTTTCCAGGTCTATAGTTATAATAACTATCACCCATATTCAACCACAATGTTCCATCATCTGTTAGATTATTACGCACCTCTCGGAATACTTCTACTAATTTTTGAATATACTCTTCTGGAGATTCTTCTTGTCCTATCTGACAATCCTCCCCTCCATAATCTCTTAAACCATAATAAGGCGGGGATGTAACACACATCCTCGCAGGTTCATCTAATTCTTTCAATGTTTGGAGACAATCTCCAAACAAAATAATATCTCTCATAATAAAGGTTTAGATCATTTAGATGTTACTTTATGCTTTAATTCCTTCTCTGACTTCTTACCTAGATTCTTTAGACGTATATCACGCAAGGTTCTTTCTCCTTTCTTATATAATGATTTACGTTCTTTAGTGGTTAATCCACTTGCTTTCACTGGTTTATAATTAGGATCAACAGTTTTCTTTTCTTTCTTTGCTAATAATTCATCTGCTGATTTAGTTTTAGCACCAGATTTTGCTGCTCTTCTTTCCTTTGCTGCCTTACGTTGTTGCTCTCTTGCCGATAACTTAACACCCTTATCTTGAGTAGGTTGTTGTTGCCTACCAGCAGGAGATCTCTTACGATTAGGCACACCAATATCAGACTTATCTTTATAAGTTTTAGCTGGGGCAGTTTTACCTCCACCGATTGCTTTCACCCTTTTCTTTTCAGCATCAGTTTGTTTTCTTTTACGATCAATCCTCCCACCTTCATGAGATTTGCTGATTTGTGACCTACCCTGAATATCAGGATCATAGGTTGCTTCAATAATAAATTGCTGAAAAGACTTCATTAGAATATAGTTTTTAGTTATTTATGAATCTTCTTCACTATCTACAGGTTTAGGTGGAGTTACTTTCACCATTCCTGCTTTCCATACTAATCCATTGTCATGAAAATACTTAACTCTCTTTCTACGAAGTTCTTTCAATCTATCAAACTCGGTCTGTTGTTCAGATGTAAACCTGAAATTGTTACGTCTCCAAGTTTCACGTAACTCATTAATTTCTTTAAGAACTTGTGCTGGTCTCATTTTAATTGAATGACTGTATTATACCATAATGGCAATTTATGCGTCCCCCCTTAATAATCAGGTTGTCTTCCTTTTTGAGATTTATACATTGATACTGGTGATTCATTTGCCTTTTTAGGTTCTTCATTACCAGCAACATCATCATATTGCGAATAATGTTGTATCTCTCTTGTCTTCCTATGTTTAACATATTTCAATTCATGCCAACATTCTTCATTACAAAGTAATAATGTATGAATCTTTTTATGTCTCATTGGTTTACCACTAGAATATATGCAGTCAGGTTTATCCCTAACATTAGTTTCTATGGTAATATACCTAGATAAAACTTTCCATCCATCCTTGATACGTTTTTCATTATCAATTGGATCTCCTTTGAAATATACCCAACCCTCTTCCCAATCACCATTTGGTCTTTCCCAGACCACATAATCATCAACTTCAGGTTCATACATAGGATTGTTATCTAATCTTCGGGAACGTAACCAGTTTCTTGAGGTATTTCATCCTTATATCTAGGATCATTAACTAATACTGCTTTGATAGCATTAGGACTCTGCCCACCCTCTACAATCTCATTAATCATAACATCACATTGTTCTCTTGTGAGGTTGTATGCACGATTAGAAATTAAATGATACCCAGTAGTTACTAACTCTAGGATTTTATAACGCTTTTCTTCAGTCATTTTAATTTAATAGTAACAATCTATGTATGAAAATACCTTACCAGTATAACTGATAAGGTATAAAAAGTCAACAATAAATTAAAGAAATTCTGCAATATAATAGTCAACCGTAACTTCTAATTTTGATGCCTCTCGTTCACATTCTTCTATAAAATTCTCAAGCATTTCATCTGTTTTGTTGATAAAGTGTTGTTCACTAGGCATTGGAATCCTCCTTACATGTGCATACCTCAAGTAGAGGTTTTAATTTATTTAAACATGAACTATTAAGTTCTGGTTGCTCACCATCGCCATGTCCGAGGAGATAAACTAAATGTTTTATCTCATTTTTGGTGAGATGCACCATCATAATAATTCATAATAAAATAGCTAGCGGATGTTAGTTCTTTCAGTGGGGGCGACCCACGAGGCACATCCATCTCCTCGAAATAATGTGTGAGGGAGTGGGGCATCAACAGAGGTTTCACCTACTATGCCCAAATTTACCTACTGGGAATCGCTTACACCTGAACCCCTACTACATCAGTTACTGCAGAGGCATTACCCATGACTGCAGATGATGTTTCGGGCAGTAGAACCACATATCCCTCACACTATAATGGCAATTTAACCGTCCCCCCTTTGTATTAACCGCCAGCAAGATCACATCCAATGTGACTACCAACTACTGCACCCAATGGAATTGCCCACCAGCGTCCATCTCCTTGAGAAATAGCAGCACCAAGTCCACCACCTAGCAATCCACCAGCAATCTTACCATCACTACAATCATTAGTATCCTCATAAACAGTTACATGCCTACGATAATATGGTCTTTCTGGTGTTGATGGATGTCTTCTCCAACCAACATCAGGACTAACATCTTCACAAAGAACTTCAATAGTATCCTTCCATGACTTTACATATCCAGGATTATCTTCTGTTCCTGGAATATACTCCTCTCTATATTCTGTCTTATGGCATGTTCTTTGATTAGAATATCCCGCCTGATAATCATCTGCAAGAACAGAAACAGGTGTCAATGCCAACAATGCTGCAAGTGCAATTTTCATTTTAATTTTTGTCTATAATCCTATTATACCAGAAAGGTATCCCTTCACCTAGAAGTTTGTGCCAGTTCGTTGAGTGCCACCATATTTGTGAATAGTCCCTCCATGTTATAAAACAACTGAAAATTCTCTGTTGTCACATAATGTCCCTTAATATCATTACCATCACAGTGCCAACCGTAAGCTTTAACCCTTTCCTCAACACCATCTATTCTTAATTTCTTACGTCCATCTAGGTAAGAATGGTATCGTTCGTCCAGATTAATCATAGTTCTATGGCGGTGTGTGTTGATATTATAACATAGTTATATGACTTATCTAGGAATTTAATATTGTCTTTAGAGTTACGCAATCATTCGTCACGTTCTTGCATAGCAGTATCCACAATATCTTGCAATTTCTCAAACTCTTTCATACTCTCAATATCATATAATAATTTAGATATTTGAGTTATAACTAAAGGTTTTTCATTCACCGCAGCACATTTAAGTGCTGACCTAATATTACCTTCTGCCTCAAGTAAATGATCTAGTGTTTGTTCAGATAATGCCATGATTAATAACGTAATGGGATTTTGTTGTAGTCGATAGGAGTATAAGCATAACCATATTTTTGGAGATACTCATCAAATAATTCATCAGGAACTTTACCTTCCCAATACTCCTTTTCAGTATATTCTTTTTTAGTCATTTAGTTCACCGTCCTTTCGTGCTTGCTTCTCTTGTTTGAGTTGTTTTTTAACTTGTTTAGCATAGTAAACATCTTTTTCACTATACCACTCTGGGTGCTTTTTGGCAAGTTTAATAAGTTTCTTCGCTGCTTTCTTATCCTTCAAAATAAATCTAGGTAATTGTTCTCTAACAGATTATTTATAACTCATCCTCCTGCTCTGAAAGTAGTGTAACCTCATCTGAAGTAGGGTAAGCAACACAAGTTAAAACATATCCTTCATCCATCTGCTCATCATCTAAAAATGTCTGCTCTTCTTGATTCACCTCTCCTTCCACGATCTTCATACAACAAGATGAACATGCACCTGCTCTACATGATGATGGATGATCTATACCTGCTTCTTCTGCTGCATCTAAAATCGTAGTATCTTCATCACATTCAAATGTTTCAGTTGATCCATCTGGTGCTTGCAAAGTAATAGTTGCCATTGTAATCTTCTATACAAAACCACTATTATATAGATGCCACCTCCTTTAAAGAGAAGATGCTTTTGAGTTGTAATCCTGACAATTTCATTGCCTCATTTGCCTCGTCATCTTCCTGTCGATCAACTATGGAAACCACAGTGTCCACCTCATATCCAGCATCACGAAGCTTCTCCACTGCCTTGATAGCAGATCCACCTGTTGTGATAACATCTTCCAATACAGTTACCTTTGTTTTCTCTGGTGGAAGTAATCCTTCAATCCATGCTTGTGTCCCATGTCCCTTCGCTTCCTTCCTTACAATTAGTGCATTAATCATTCTACTATCAAGAGCAGATACTAATGCTACTCCACTCACAAGAGGATCAGCACCTAATGTAAGTCCAGCAACATAAGATGTATCCACTTCCTTTAACATCAAGAGACTAGCAAGAGTTAAACCTCTACCACTTAATGTTACAGGTTTGCAGTTAACGTAATGCTCACTCTTCTTTCCTGATGAAAGGGTATATTCACCCTTTTTGTAAGCATACTTCTTTATTAAATCTAACAGTTCATCCCTCATTTTTTAGTTCCATCCTCGTTGTATAGTGGTGGGTGGGTTTTACAGTATTCGTTAAAAACTATTCTCATTTCATCATAACTCATACCACAATTAGTTGCTGCTTTAGGAAGATTCCATTTAGCAGAAAATAGATTGTCTAGAGATTGTTTGGTTTCAGTTCTCATTAACTTTTTGCATTGCTAATAATGTAGTGTAAGGTATCCATGCAGGTTCTTCATCCCTAAATTGAACCTGAACTTCAGTTATATTCTTTTGTAACCATTTAGAATAAGTTTCTCTTACCATCTTGACTGGACTTAATGGATTGTTCATCTCTTCCATAGCATCTGTGTTATGTATCATAAATCCTCTTTACCATATATTATCTCAATCTTCTTCCATGTCGTATCATGATTGTAACAAGTAAGTCTTTCCATCTTTCCACCCAATTCAGCAGTAATTGTTAAGAGTTCTGCTACTAGATCACCTTCGCCTTCCATGTTTTCCTCATAATTGATTACATTATAAAACCCCATCAACAAAATGTCAATGAGGTTATTAATTCTTATGTTTTATGGTCTACTTAAGGTGGATGTGAGTGTGTTAGCATTATACTAGAACCTCCTTACATATGCGTTTACAAACTGATTGACTGTCATCACATTCGATTAAACACTGATAATAGTCTGCGATTAAATCATTATCGGGATCAAAGGTTTCCTCTCCTGCTAATTGATTGTATGAAATTAAATTGTGCATTAATCTTCTCCATAAATTTACTCATAATATACACCTTTAATGCATTGTTACCTCTTAAATGTACCTCTCGGTGACTACTATTATTTATAACATAAATGTCTTGAAATGACAACCTAACGCAACAAAAATTTATACCTAATACTCTCTCTTCTCTGACATATAATAAGCACCCAAAGCTCCACTCATTAGAGTCTCACTGATATTTCCATTTGGTGTTTCAACTGTAGGTTCTACATGATGATTATTCTTCTTACCAAATGCTAATGGTGGTGTATGTGGATTAGGCATATCCCTAACCATTTCAATTACTTGATCTCTTATCTCCAACAATTCATGATAACATTCCTGATTGTGGGCACATCCTCTCAATCTATCATCAGGTTTATGCAATGACTCTAACATTAGAGTCTTTCCACGTTCCCATTTCTCTTGTTTAGTTTCATCAAGCGTTTTCTGATTCGTCATTTAGTTCACATTGTGGAGTTCCTTGAAGTAGTATTTCAACTAATTCTGTTTTAGTTTCAGATGATAAGTTCCTATCAGACTTAACAGTCTCTATGATACCCTGAATATCAGAGCATTCCATAAGTCCAGCGATAAGAACTGCAAACATTACTGTAGCATCCATTTCTATACCTATTTAATCATGTAATAATGTCCCAATCATCATCTCCACATTCACGGATTGTAAAATCAAAACGATTAGTGATTGATTCTAGACCAATTTCACCGTTCCTTCTCCATGCTACCCTACATGAGTGCAGTTTATACATAGAGTTCTCAAACATTTCTTGTGCATACTCTGAACGTGGTTTAACACAAAGAAACTCTGTTTTAATTGCAGTTTTTGTCATTATAAAGAAAGATTAGATCTTGTAAGATAGTGAGAATATTGAGTATAAAGATACTCTTCCATTGTGCTTGCTTGCTTCTCCCAAGGTTGATTCTTATAATCAGTCTCAGAGTGGTCTATGCCCTTCCAAAGACGTTTATTGTGCTTATCCTTAAGAAGACCCTTAACGTGCTGATAAACGTGCCACAGCTCGTGTAAGAGGGTTTTGGTGTAGTTCTCTGGTGTCATACGATTATGGATCTCAATCTCGAATTCACGAGGTCGATAGTCACAATCAGATGCCCACATCCAACCAAACACACCTTGCCTAATCAATCCAAGATGATCTACACTGATACTGATTTTATAGCGAGGAAGGTAAGCATTCACGAACCATTTTACGATACGTTCACACCTTGTCTTACTATAGTTGTATCCTGTTGTTTCAAGATAGTGCATAATTTAGAAAGTATTGTGTTAGACGGACACCCCAATTCAACATCCATACAAAGGATGCTATAAACACTAGTTTTTCTGATGAACTCAAATTCACATAATTTTGTGCGACCTCTAAAGTATAACCGATTTCTATCTACGGGAAATATTTTGTGTGCCAATTAATTTATTGTCCTATTTAACCTTTAATTAATAGACTGGTTGCTGTAAGTGCTTTACCAGCTTCTACACTTGGAGTTGCTGCTGTAGAACCCACCGTTCCATCATTCTGGACATAATATTGTTTTCCTGGTGTCAATCCAGATTGAGTTGATACATTACCAACTACTTTAACAGTTGCAGTTTGACCATTTGTATATGCTGCTTTACTAAACCCAATAAAGTTTTCAGTGGTTATATCTGTTGCTGCAAACTGTCTTACAATTTGCCAAGATTCTCCTGCACTATCATCTCTCGCAGTCATAACAAATTTACCAACACCAACTTTAGGGAAATTAAACCTACCCCACGTAGTACCTACATTAACAGTACCACTACTATCTACAGTTGTTCTACCAGCCCATACAATACTATTATTCGATGGATTAACTGTACCTATATTATTAACAAGTCCAGGACTATGCCTATATGCAACTACTACTTTCGCTTCACTATCACTTATACATGCTATTGTTGGAACAAATTCGCAATTTCCACTACTTTCAATTACATGATAATTACCAATCGACAGAGTTTTAGCATTCCAATCTACAGTAGCAACCATAGATTCTAATTTATAAGAATGATATCTATCTAAGTAAGCTATTGCAACTCTATCAACTGACGGAACATAAACAGCAGTCATTTTAGTTTTATTATCTGATCCCATTACGCTAGGCGATCCCCAAGTCATTGTATTACCAGAAGAATTTATAGTTCCAATAATAGCTTTAGGTAATCCAGCACCTGCATGACAAACTTGAGGATCTTCTCCTCTAGCGGCAGTATATCCAAAGAAATAAGCAGTTTTTTCTGGTACATAAATGAAAGTAAGATGATTTGCATATTCTGTTACTATTTCACTATCATTAGCAGTTGTAATAGTATTACCAGTTACCGTAAATATTACTGACCTAGGACGATCACTTGTAGCATTAGTTGCATAAATACAAACAAATTTATCTTTATCACTATCATAACATATAGCACTAGTCTGGTAACTTGCGTCACTATTAAGTGTGATAGCAGTTCCCCATGTTATGCTACCTGCACCTGAGTTTGCTGTTGCATCGATAGTACCTGCTCTTGCACTAATACCTGTACCACCAGTTCCATCGCACATTATAAATACAACCTTTCCATTCCCACAAGCCATAGAACAACCTTTATTAAACTGTGTATTATTAGCACCAGTAGAAACTGTAGTATGGGTGCTATAAGTAATACTTGTCCCTGATACAGTCCCGACCTTTGCCCTCATATGATTATAACTAGCGTTATCAGCATAACCTACAATTAGTTTTCCAGATACAGAATCAAAATCACTCATAAATTGGTGTGCATCTGAAGTATAATATACGTTTGGAGTACCTAATGCAGCTGCATATGCAGTAACATTAGCAACTTTTCCATCAGATTGAACGATAACAGAAGATTCAGCAGCGATAGTTCCATTTGCTACTGCTTGTATCGTTGGAGCAGCTTCTATTCCTGTAAGATTTGCACCACTACCAGCAAAACTTGTTGCCGTTACAACACCAGTTACATTGACACCTGAATTATCAATAGTTGTAGCAGTCCCAACTTTAATATCACCACTAGTTACATCAATATTACCACCACTTACATTAATACCACTCCTTGCCGTTATAAGTCCAACAGCATCAACATTAGTTACATCCTCATATGTCAGAGTTCCACCCACAGAAACGTTACCAGTTATAACAGCACCCGTTGTATTTGCCTGTACTCTTACCGTTCCATTAGAATCCTTTAGTGCAGTTGCATCTATGCCAGTAAGATTAGCACCACTACCACTGAAACTTGTAGCAGTAATAACACCAGTAACATTCGCACCTAATGGAAAATTAGGTCCACCCGTTGCTTCTTTATTATAGATGTTATCAACTTGTATCTGTGACATTGTTTATTACTTTTTAGGTATTTAGGTGATTAAATAGCCATGCCTAATAATGAATATTTCAAATCACTTATAGTGCCATCTGTTTGAAATCTAATCGCATTATATGAACCTAGTGTAGTCCAGTTAGTAGTAGAATTAATAGCACCATAATAGGTTAGGTTAAGCAACTTTCTTAAAAATTATATTACTTTGTATCTCACTAGTTTCTCCAAAGACTATACCGCCATCCTCAATAAAACAACTAACATACATTTTTTGGTTAGTGGTATTGGTTATATTTAAAAGAGTTGTAATAGGTCGGCAAGGACCAGGTTTATTGCTAGAATTAAGAGATCTCATGAAATCTTTAGCAACCGTATTCCAACTAGAACCACCATCTGTCGTAACACGAATATATGGAAATACCATTCTCATGCTGTATTGAGCTTGCATCATCCCAAGAAATCTAACTTCCCAATATCCTGTTGAAGGGAAGGTCCAATACCCATTAGAATCTTTCGACACTCCTGTTCCTATTTTTGCAAAAAGTGGATTTTGAGTTGTTGTTGTTCTTGCTAAATTTACAGTCGCAGGGGTTGTGCTTCCTCCCCAAGGTTTACTTTCAGTCCACCCATTAATGTTACTTCCACTATTAGTATTTACGGTCACTGTCCACTGATCATACTCACTCATACCAGCAGCAACAGTTGCCCATTGAGGAGCAGCACTAGCACCTTGACTAGTCATTACCTGACCTGATGTTCCATAGTTAGCACCAGAAAGACCTATTTGACCTGCACTTCCTATGCGGAGTCTTTCTGCTGATGTAGTCTCTGGAGGTCCAGCAGTAAATCGAAGACCATCATTAGAACCATCCAAATATATTGACCACTTCTCTTCTATTGTTCCATTGTAATTATTAGCAAGAATAAATCCAGAACCAGAACCACCTGCTGATCCAGCAACTCTTAATGCACCCCAACCAGCAGAGTGTTTGAATGTTGGTTTAGCAGCAGATCCACCTTGAACCTCAAGGATTTGTGATGGATTATTAACTCCGATACCTAGACCTGTTGATGTAATATTAACTCTCTCTGCTCCAGCAGTTTTTAATCTTAAATTAGAAGAAGCATTTAGTCCAGCACTTGCTCCCGTAATATCAATACCATTCCTTGCTGTGACAACCCCAATAGAGTCTACATTCGTTACATCTTCGTATGTTAATGTTCCACCGATAGAGACATTACCATTAAAAGTAGCAATACCAGATACAGTCATACCTAGCGGGAAGTTAGGACCACCTCTACCTGCTGAATTCTCTATATTATCTGTATATACTGCATCAAAAACACCATTGCCATTTGCATTACTAAAACTAAATCCTTCTGTAGATAATCCTAAAATATCTGGTATAAAGTCATCTCCATCAGCAACAATTAAATCTGCATCACCTTCTAACTTAATATCTGAATACTGTGTATATGCTACCTTTGATGTTGCATCAGGTGGATCTACAGTTATTGTTGCACCAACACTTAAAGTATCACTTGTCTGGTATATAACTGTTAACGGATTAAATTCTTCTTCACTTAATGCTGTTCCTAAACCTGCACT